AGCAAACGCCCCGGAGGCATTTCTGCCAGCCGGGGCGCACCCGAACCCCTGACCATGCCCGGCCAGGAACTCACATCATGGTTTGACGATGCGCTTGAGGCCCGCCGCGATCGCCACCTTGAACCCATAGAGACACTCCACCGTGATGAACACGCGGTTGCTGCTCGTCTCCGTGTAGCGCAGGTAGCCGAAGGTGAGGCCTGTCTCCGGATCGGTCACCGCGCCCGCCTCGTCATACTCCGCCACCGGCTGGAGGTAGCGCATGGCCACCGCGAGGCAGCTAGGATGGGCCGCGAAGCCCGCAAGTTTCTCGCCGTTCTCGGGAAGGATGGAGGTCTCATAAACGTCGAAGCCCGCGAGCCTGCGGATCTGTCCCTCCACTACGCCTGGCTGCGCGATGGGAGGCATGAAGCTCTTGGCCACGATGTCGTCGCCGAGCAGGTTGGTGAAGAACGCGCCGTCGAGCACCAGGGCGCGGTCGCTCACCGGCATCTTCCCGGTTGCGCATGTCTCACGCACGCCGAGCACCTTCTTATAGTCGAAGGCGCTGGCGGCGAGCGCCGGAATCGCCGGAGCGCCGTAGTTGGCCGCTGTGATCTCGGAAAAGATGTCCTGCAGCACGTCTTGGGCGAGTTGCTTCACCGCGCTGGCCACGAGGGTTTCGAGCACGTTCATGGCGGTCTCGGCGGCTTCACGAGCCGTGAGATGCACGGTCTTGAACTTGTGGCGGTTGAGCTGCACGGGAGCCACGTCTACCGACGAGTCGATGGCGGCAGTGTAGCTTCCCGCAAAGTCGCTCGCGGGTGATGGGGCGCCCACAATCGGCACGCGCACCGTGTCGAGGCGGTCGGCCGGTTCCGGGGAGAAGTTGGAGGAGAAGGCGCGCATCGGCAGAAGCGCGGCCATGAAGGGCTGAAGCGCCGACTGGGCGACCTTGATGTCCTTGAGGTTGGTGAGTGTGTTGGCCATGATGAATAGGAGGATGGTGGAGTTGTTGGTGGTGGTGGTGAGTGACGGATATCACGCCTGGGCGTTGAGGATCGCGACCTGCTGCTGCGGGGTGAGCGCGCGCCAAAAGAGGCTCTGCTCGCGCGGATCGTTGATCGCCTTGAAGCGGGCGAGGATGTCCTCGGTCTGCGCGTCACCGCGTGGCGTGATGCGTGCGGGCACCGGGCTTCCCATCTCGGCGGCGATCTGGGCGGCCTTGATGGCGGCACGCTTGTCGATGTCCTGCTCGCGGCTGCGGAGATCGGTGATCTGCGCTTCGAGTTCTTTGTTGCGCAACGAAGAGCGTTCGATGTCGGCCTGGAACGCGGTGAGTTTCGCGTTCTGGGATTCGCGCTCCGCGCTGAACTCAGTGCGCAGGGCTTCGAGCAGGGTTTCGGTTTGCTGGTTGGAAGCGCGCGCCGCCTGGAGCTGGGCGGAGGCTTCGGCCATCAGGGATTCGTGCGCCGTGGCGTCAGATTCGAGGGATTGAACGCGGGTGAGCGCTTCAGCGAGCTGGTCGTCGAGTGTCTTCATTGACCCTGCGGCGGTGTCAACTCGCGAAGGGCGGAGGTTGCGCAGGCGGGCGATCACCTCGTCACGATTCCGGGCCGTTCCCGCGAGATTGAACTTCTGCGCCTGACGCGTGCTGAACGACTGACCTTCCATCGCGTCGTCCGGGATGCGGCGGCCGCGGGCGAGCACGGCAGCCTTGAAGTCGGCGGCGATTTCTTCGATGTCGCTCTGGATCAACGTGCGCTGATCGTCGGTGAGCGACACACCGGGCATCCCTGCGCTCTTGAACTTGCCGGCCGCAAAGACTTCCACCTTCAGTCCCTGGTTCTTGAGTGCTTCGGAACTGTCCAACACCGGCAGGATCACACCGATGGAGCCGACGCGCGCACTCGGCGTAGCGTAGATGGCCTCGCACTGCGAGGCAACCCAGTAGGCCGCGCTGCACATCTGACCAGCGCTGAACGCATAGACCGGCTTGGTCCGGGTCGCATCGGCCACGGCCTGCGCGAGTTCGGGCGTGCCGTTCACGGTGCCGCCCGGTGAATCCACATCCAACAGGAGCGCCCTCACGTCATCGCGGGCCGAAGCATCCGTGATCGCCTCCATCACCTGCTCGGTGTCCGTGGCACCGAAGAGCAGCGTGGAGATCATGTCTGGTTGCCGAATGAGCGGGCCGTGGACCTGGATGATGCCGACGCCATCCTGAACGGAAAGCAGCGGATTGGTGATGCGCTCAGGTGGCGAGGCTTTTCCGTCGAAGAACGCAATGGCTTGCGAAGCCATGACATTGAGAGCGTCGGAGGTGATGAGCCAGGGTTGGCGGGAGAGGACAAAATCGAGGGCGTTCACGCCCCTGCCGGTGTGTCAACGCTTTGCGAACTCGGAGAACCGATACGAATAGCAGTCAATGATTCCAAACAGCGTCAGCACCATTCCCTGCGCTAGCGGTGAATCGACCACTTGGGTCTGCCGCATAAGAATCCAGCAACCAGCCCACAAGAACGGCTCACCGGAGGCCTGCACGGATTCAAACCACATCCGGTGCAGCTTGGCCTCATAAGCCGGATCATCACTCGATGTCGCCTGGAAAAACTGCCAACCGCGTTTCACCCCGGCGGCCAACTCGGCTTCTTCAATCGGTCTCGCACAGTCCGGCGAAACCTCGTGCGCGAGATGCTGCAGCACTGACAGGAAACTGACCAACCCGATCTCCTGTTCGTGTGTCGCGCCATCGCGGGAGAAGGACAGAAGTTCCAGAAAGGCGAACCGCTGCTCAACGGCGAGCTCGTCACATCGAGCCAGCCATTGCTTGTCGGTCAGGCTGTTCTGCCAGATTTCCGCCTCGGTGTATTGTTGGAGTGTGATCAACGGCACTCCCACCGCTATAACACCGGCGGCGTGCTTGCAAGTTCCTGCGTCATGCCTCCCGAAGGTTTCCAGAGCATCTCCACGGGCAGCCCGTATTTGGCAGCCGTCTCGAGGATCATCTTCGCATCCCGAGCGCGGCGTTCGAGTTCCTCGCCGAAGTCCGCGCCGAGTTCCTCGTAGTGATCGCTGATGGTCTTGAGCCCCATCTCCACATCGGATCTGTTCTGCTGGGCTTCCCTTCCCGCATCGACCGAGACGCGCTTTGGACAGGTGCAACTGATCTTCCACCAGTTTGCCATCGGCGGCAGTTCGCCGCGATCAATCGCGTCACCAATGACGTAAAACCACACGGGCTTCATGAGTCGCTGGATCAGAACCATCTGCCGGAACGAAAACCTGCGGTCCGCCTTGGCCACCACCAGGCGAACGCCCGCGCCGCCGATCTTGCTGGAATCACATGCGAACTCATACGGGATCATGCCCAGTGCGGAATCGCGCCGCAGATGTTCCAGAAATCCGGTGAAAGTGGGGCTTGGCCGACTGCTTTGGAACGATTCGAGGGATTCGTTTGGCTTGAGTGCCACGAGCTTGCCGCCCGTGATCTTTTGCAGCGAAGTGGCATCGCTCGCGGCGGGTTCTTCCGGTGTTCCCTGGATCGAGAAATCTCCTTCCTCGTCCAACTGCCCCGCTTCGGTTTTGAGGACGCGCGTCACATCGCAGTTGTCTTTCACCGCATGCTTCTCCAACGCGATGAGTTCCATCTCGTCGAGAATGTGATTGATGGAATGCTGGATGGGAGGCGCGTTGCGAACGGCGGTGGCCTGCTCCGGTTCAAACACATGCAGCATGTTTGCCGCGTCCACATCACGTGTGCCCGTGTCCTCGATCAACCGGTAGGCGGTTGGAGCGCCGTATTCATCGAAGAGGATGCCGTGGCTGAGATTGAGCGCGGCGTTGGAGTCGCCGACACGGTGTGACTCGATCAACTGCAAGACCGGCAGGCCGAGACGGTTGCGTGTCTTGAGCACGAAGTATTCGCCGTCCACATCCATGCCACGGCAGACGAGTGCCTGGCATTCCTCGAAGCTGAACCGTCCGGTGATCTCGCAGCGCGCCGACCAGGTGCGAAAATAGCTTTCGGCTTTACGATTCCATTCCTGGTCATCCGACTGCGCCTGCGGGCGGATGCCGTCGCCGGTGGAGTAGATCACCATGCTCGACACCATCTCCCGCATGAAGCCGGAGTTCTTCGAGAGATAGCGGGAGCGGCGGACCAGCTCGCGGTGAACGGATGGTGTGAGATCTAGTTTGGCATCGCGCGGAGCCGAGCCCGGCACTTGTCCACGACGTGGCGAGGCGTTGGCCGATTCATAGACGGACGACCAT